CGCCCTTCCAAACAGTAACATTTCCCATTTATTCAGCCCCCTTTTCATGGTCACGATCATCAATAAATCGCAAAATTTTAGGCAACAATTTATAAATGCAAGACCTGTGATTGATATTTCCACTTATAATTGCTTCCTCAATCCAACCAGTTTGATGACCGCTCCATAAATCCCAACGGCTATTCAGATAATCTAGCGACAAATTATATTTCTTTGCTCTTTTTGTATCTGGCATTGTAGTGAATTTTGCCGAGTCATAACTTAATTCAGTTACGTCAATGCTATAGTCCATTATTGCAATCTTATTCATTTATTCAGCCTCCTTAATTAAATGGTAATTTGCAAAATACGAGCCATCGTCATGAAATACTTTTTCTGTATTTATGATGTGTCCGTCCTCTCGCAGATTATAAATCCTAGCTGCGAGCCTAGTAATTCGATACATATGGAAAGCCTCGTAAGAGGTAAGCCCATTATATTTTTTTAAATGATTAAGAATTTTATTTTTTTGAGTAATTTTCATTTTTACTTGTCCTCTTTTTTAAAAAAACGCGATGCTCTAACATATGAGAGGTTGTTACAAGTATAAACTTTATCAAAAACCTCTTCGTTGAATTTTTTCTGTTGCTCTTTTGGCAACCTGTTTCTCATTTTATATAATTGATCCTCAACTTGACCCATTAAAGTTTCTAATTTTTCTAAGCTTTCCATTTTTTTGTCCTTTGTTTTTACTTCTTATAATATATAAGTAGGGACAGCTGACCCTCTTTTCAAGTCTTTCCTTCCATAATTGTTAATAAATTTTTACTTTTATTTTTGTTTGCCTCATAAACGGCGATAGCAAAACCTCGCGGCGTTGCGCTTCTTATATTTTTTGTTTTTTGAGTTTTACCGCCCAACTTCATTATTTGCTTTGAATATCCATTTCCATAATAAGCAGAGCAATCCACTGGTTTTTGTTCCGGCATTTGAAAATCGTTACCTGTCCACAAACAAGTCTTTTTTCTATAGGCATCTTTTGCCGGAATATACTTTGACCATTTAGGATGTTTGGCTTTATGTTCTGGAATGTAACCGCCATATTCAAAAGGGTGAAATTTATAGTCTGGTTTTCTCCAAAGAGTAGATAAAACGCTGACCGGATTTTCTATAAAGAAAGGCACTCTTAAAGCCGTGAATAGCTCCTCGCACCATATCGCATAATCAGCCGCTTTTTTCTGGAAGTCTGGGTCAATCTTTCTTTTTGCCTCAAAGTGAGCCGCCCCTGATACAGCCAAATCCGTACAAACCGGAAAGGCCATCGCAAAAGCAATTTCATTTGTTGTTTTTCCAAATGCAAGAACCCCTGCCATGAGGCGATCATAAAGGCTGTGCAGATTTTCTATATTGTGCAAATCTTTTTTGATATATTCAATTCTTCCACCGCCATCAAAAACTTGCATTTTTCCGATTTCATTATGCTGAATATCAAAGGCTAGGCAGGTGTAACCCGCCTTCGCCCATGGTATCAAAGCCTCGCCAGTATAATCGTAAAGGCTGATAACAATTTTATTGCTATTATCCACGAGGTAAGCCCTCCCAGATTTCCCGAACTTTTTCTATTGGCATATCATTTACAATTTTTGCATCTGGATGTTGCCTTAGAACATAAGCCCTTAAATCTTTTTCTGGCAATTTACCTTTTCTCCACTGAACAACTTTAACAACAGGTAATAAGTCGAGGTAAGCACCACCATCTTTATCTGCTTCCATAATCTGAGCAACAATATTATTTTTGAGAATACGCTTTATTTCTTTGTCTACCTCATAAAGGCCAACCTGTTCATTGCACCATCTGTCAAAAGTTTGCTCAAAACCTTCTGGAACATTTTTAAATTTACCAACCTCAGTATTCGGTAATTTAGCAAACTCCTCGTCTAATTTTTTTAGAGTAGCATAAAATTCGCCTTTGAATTTTGGATGCTCGTGCTGATAATCACAGCCACCGTTTCCATCATTTCCAACCATAGCAAAAGGTTTACCATCAAGATAAACAGTTGCATCGTAGCAATAAGTTTCACGGCTTTTGAATTGTGCTAATTTAATAGCTTTCATTTCTAATTTATTTAACATTTTCTTGTCCTTTTTTTTAACTATAAATTATATATAGGGACAGCTGACCCTCCATTCAAGTCTCTTTATTTATTTTTTTTCTTGCCTCTATTGCTTTTAATAAATGACCATCAGTCCAACGCTCATCATTAAACCAGTTATGTAAATATGGTATGTATTGAATATCGGTTTTTTTGTAAGCAAAAACCTGGAGGTCAAATATTTCTTTTAATTCTTTTTCTGAAATTTTTTGCAATGCCTGGATAAACGCACGCTCCGCTTCTTTTCGTTTTGCTTGGCGTGGATATAGACCCCAATAATAATTAAATAAATCTATTTTTTCTTTATATGTTAATATTCCTTGGTTAATAGTTCCAAGGTTATGGGTAGGAATTTCTTTCCGTGGTAGGGTGGAAATATTTTCCGCGGGGGGTGGAATTTTTTTCTCCTCAAATAATAAACGATATTGGTTTGAGGTCTGTGAGCCATTCGGCCTTTTTCTTTCTATTATTTCGATCAGTCCTAAGTCCTCCAAAACCGTTAAATGTTTTCTGATGCTTCGGTCAGACATTTCGCAAACGTCTGCTAACCGTTTCTGACTTGGTATGCACAGCCCTGAAGTTCCATTATGGTGATCAGCGAGCCAATACAGCACAATTTTAGTTGTGGGTTGTATGCCCTTCTGCTTCATTGCTAGAGCCGTCCAGTAATGTGACATTTAAAAACCTCTTTATTTTATTTTTATTTTTGCTATTCTGTACCCGCAAAGCTTCTCTTTGCTGCGATACTAGGGCATAGTATCCGCCTCTTTAAACTCACAAAAGAGCCTTAATTGGCTCTTTTTTTTTATCTTATAAAATAATCAATTCAAAGTATTTTGTTCTGATGTATTAAATAATGCTTTGTAACTCAGTATTCCATTTTCGCTCACACGCCAGTGGCCTCCCTGAGTATCCGTCCACATCATTAAAGGCACGTCCTCAAGCGGAACACGTTCAACAAATCCGGCTTGCTCTAAGCTAAACAAAGCTGAGCCGTGAACGCCAACGTCTTTTGCTGTAAAATGTTCGCCTTGATGTTTTTGGGCAGAATAAATAGCCTTAATTGTTCTTTTCCGGCTATTACTTAAAAAATATTTTTTCATTTTTTTACCTCTTTATGAAAATTCCATTATTTTATCCACAGCGGTGTCCATATCCCCAGAAGTCCAATTAGTGAGATATTCTTTTAAAATTACATCAAGCACATCGCTGTAGAGTTTTTTAAATTCGTCTTCGTCCATTTTATTAAAGCTGATACTTTTCGGCACTACTTTTACTTTCCCTTCTGGTGTCAGCTCTGGCGTGTAATATCCTGCCTTCACAGTCACAAAATTCCGGAACATTTCAAAACTGCAACGAGCATTACCCCATTGGGTTTGAATTTCAGGCCATTCGTGATTGTCAAATGCCACTTTGAGCATACTGAAAAATTTGCGGTGAAATTTATTATTTCTATTTTCAGTGACATTTACCGAAATAGGCTTGCCCAATTTAAGAGCATGAAACCAGTTGCTAGCTTCATCATCGTGAGGGACAAGCCCCGAGTGAGAGCGAAAGAAATTAAGCTTTGCCATCAATTTGAAACTTAGAGAGTTCATCTATAAGCCCCTTTATTTCTGAGTTAAATTCCCAAACTGCACTAATAATTTCGTTGGCAAGTTTGTTATCTAATTCAAGCCTTTTCCGGTACATTTGCATATTTTCCGGAAGTCTTGGGTCATAACTAATAAAATCGCACCATTTCTTGCGAGTACAAAGCATTTGCCCTGTCATTTGCAAAATATATTTTTGCGGGATTTTATCGGTTAAAATTGTATCAATATGGGTTTTTGTGGTTGGGCACTTTATTTCTATTAACCCATCGTCAACAAAACCATCTGGCGAGGCACCAAAATCAATTATGTCCGGATGTTTTATAAATCCAACTTCTTTTATATCTACGTCGAATAAATACTCATAATGAGTTTTAGCATTTGCCTCATTCTCTATTCCCCATTCCATAGCGGCATTAGTAAAAAGAGTTTCATTTGGCGTTCCGGTTAATCTCTCTGCCAATACTTGTTTTTTGTATCCTTCTCTGGTCTGACTTACTCCCGATTTGGTTTTAGCCATTACATCCGAAAGGCGGGATGCAGTTACGCACCCCGCTCTGGCAAGATGCCATTCTTCAGTGCGTTGTTCCATCATCCGCACCTTTTTGCTTTTTTAATTCTATGACAGCATTTTCTTGAGCCGCTTCGTAGACAGTCTCAATTTTTTCCTCTGCTTCCTCTGCCCTACTTTGATCAGCTATTTGTTTTTGCATTTTTGTTTTAAGCAAACCTAAACATTTTTTTGCCTGATCGGTATTTAATTCTTGGATTTTTGAAACCCCATAAACAGCAAGCATTTTTTTCGGATTAGTATTTGTTTCTTTTACTAAATCACCAATCTGCTCGATTTGATCAACGCTTATAGGTTTCGGTTTAGCTATAACAGCCGCCTCGCCGTCATCGTCTTCAGCCGCCAATCCCGCCATCATCATTAAGCCATAGCGTCTTGCATAGGTAATAGCTGAACCGTAGCCTTGCATATCATTTTTGCTTACCACTAAAGGAACATAATTGTGCAGACTTTCACCGCTTTCGCCATGAATAAAAACAGTCGTGACACTTAAGCCATTTTCCGTTTCGGTTTCTACTGGTTGAATTACAGCAATTCCATTACTGTTTAACGCTTCCATGCAAGCATCCATAACTGACGCTAAGTCAGCATATTTTGATTTAAAGTGCGGGTTTGTACTTGTTTTTAAAGCTTTACCCATTTGTAATTGCGCTTTTGCTAGCGCAGTTGCTATTCCTTTTACTCCAGACATAGTTTTAACTCCATATTAGCACAGCGATTAATCCGCTGTATAAGATTACGAAAAGTGCCAAAGCACCAATTAATTCACCAACAAGCTGTCCTGGACTAGCTTGAGCGAATGCCTCTTTTATTATTGCAAGTGTTTCCAATTTGTCCTCCGTTCTTGCTGACGTTACCCTATATTCTTGTTAATTCTTTCTCAAGTCTTTATTTTTTTATTTTTTTTGCTATGGTGGATTTATGCAAGTTCAATTGCCTTGGATGCCCAAAGAATTGAGCCCTAATTCGCGGGTTCATTATATGAAAGCGGCAAAGATAAAATCTCAGTACAAGCTTGCTTGTTTTGGGTTCTCCAAAGCAGCGTTGCAGCCGTTCCAGGGAAACGTCTTGCTCTCAATAACATTTCACCCGCCAGATAAGCGAAAACGTGACTTAGACAACATGCTAGCGGCTCTCAAAGCGGGTTTAGACGGCTTATCCGAAGCCATTGGGGTAAATGATTATAATTTTGCTATTACCATACGCAGAGGCGAGCCTGTTCAATATGGAGCCGTAAACATTAAGGTTTGTCCAGATGAATTTGCTTAACCGGCCACCACTTGGATTAAAAAAACCAAAACAAAAGAAAAACGCAAAAAGCAAAGAACATTTAAAAAAGGTTAAATCTTTACCCTGCGTAATTTGCAATCATCCACCACCGAGCGATGCACATCATATTATTTGCGATAGGTTTGGTTCTCGAAAAGCAAGCGATTTTGGCACAATACCGCTTTGTAAAAATCACCACCAAAATGGCCCGGACGCAATCCATAATGGGAAAAAGCGTTGGGTTGAGAAGTATGGAAAAGATTATTTATTTTTGCCGGAGGTTTTAAAAAAGGTAAATGAAATCTAAGCTTAACAAAGAAGAATTGGCCACATACATTTTTTTAAAGCAACAGTATGATAAATGTGCAATGGAAGTATGGCGATTAGATAGTCATATAAGCGCCAAAATTAACTTATGGGTCGCTAAAAAAGAGCTTTCGCAATTTACCAGGGAAAAAAATATTGGTGTGGACTGAAAGACAGAGAGAGCAAAAACAGGACAAGTTCTAAAAAACTCCCTGCCAAGACTGAGCTTCAGCCCACTTTTAAGCTTTAATCATAAAATTTTTTAAAGGTCTATTAAAGTTTTTGATTTTTCTAAGGTTTCTTTATTTCGTCTAGACCAACCTTTTCCATAAACTTTGTAATCATCTAGCTTTCTGTAAAAGCCTTCTCTAGCATCGTAATACTTTTCCACTAAATCAAGCGGGTCATTATCGTGCATTGCTTTTAAAGTTTGATTGCCAATCGCACCATCAGCCGTAACCCCAAGTATTCGTTGAAAAAGTTTTGCCCCCCTAGATACTCCGGCATTCACAGCCATATCAGCGATGCTGTAATCTAAGCCGCTAAATAAATCATTTCCGCGAATTGGCGTCCAGTAATCCTTTTCGTAAAAAGGTTTTACATCATCCTTTGTTAAAGCCCGCATTACCTCTTTTGGAGCGGGTTTCCCTGTCCATTTAGCCCAATTAAACGAAGTAACGCCCAACATCGTAGAGCCTTCATTGCCATGTCCATCACCCTTAGAATTTCCCTTGTCACGCTGATCGTCAGTAAATCCACCCTCGTGATGCATTAACATATCAAAAAAACTATCCCAATTTTGTTTTGCCATTATTTTTTCCTTACAAATTGTTTATAGCCCTTCACACCGAAAGAGGCTGAAATTGCAATTCCTAAACTGTAAAAATACCAGTCCGGTGCTTTATGAAGTTGCTCAAAGCCCCTATCTACTATGCCTTCGGCTCCAGGAACGAACGCCAAAATAAGCGGTATACTTAGGACAATTACAAAAAATTCGTCTTTCCAAGATGAGCCACTATTCTCTGCCATAATGCGCTCCCAATCAGCAACGCTTGTTTTTTCAGATAACAGTATTTTTGCTTTTGCTTCGGCTTCGGTTAACTTTAATTTTGCTTCCGCAGCTTGTTTTGTTGTTTTTGCATCTAACCAACTGCTTGCTAAACCCGCAACTGGTCCAAGTAATTGCCCAATCATTTATTGCTCCCCATATTTGTAAAGCCAAAATAAGCAGCAGTTACACCTGAAACGGCAACGACATAAACTGCCGCTATATCTGCTAATAACATTGAGGCTTGTTCTAATCCCATCCATGAAGCCAGGACAATAGCAAAAGGGTACAAAACCATACCGCTTAGAGCAAACCAAGTCATTCTAAGCTGTGCGTCTCTTTTTGCGTCTGCGTCTTCCATCATTCGGCGACGGTCTTCTAGCATTATGTGACGTTCGTCCGGATCAATTTTTCCATTATCATTTAAATCGTAATTATTTTTCGGCATTTAAAAAACTCCTAGCAACCCTTAGGTCACTTGTTTGTATAGCAACTTTCCCCTCGTCTGTATACACTACGTAACGATTTTGCTTAACTTCAATTATCGTCACTGAGCAAAATGCATTCCAAAATCATGTCGTTGGAAGTTACCAAAACCTTCGCCTTATCTCGTTCAATTATACAAGCTTCTTTATCAATATAGGTATCTAACAAATAATATTGCAAATGATCCGTCCGGATAAAATGAAACCATACTAAAGCATAAGCTACCAAGGCCAAAAATCCATAATGTCAAGCCACCCCATATAATGCAAGTAAGCCGTAGAGCCAATAACAGCCGCTGTGAGAAGCAAAACGATTGCCACAGCAGTCAACGCTAGGTCTGCCCTCTCTTGCGCCTCACGCCTCGCCTGAGCCTCTGCCTCCCGTTTTTCTGCTAAAACTTCCCTTCTCAATTTCAGGAGTTCCAAGTATTTGCTTCTGCCATATGTCTGAGTTATCCATTCTTTGAGTTCTTCCTCAGCTTCCGCAGCCTGTCTGAGTTTCGCCCAGCGATCCAACGCCGTAGCATTTGCACTTTTGCTTGATACACCTTTTTTTTGTAAAGTTTTCTTTGCTTGGTCAGTTGCGTCAAAAAATTGTCCGATTTGTTTGCTCAGTCCCGCAACAGTTTTGCCTGCCGCAAGCCCTGTTTTTATGCTTGCCAGGATTGTAATTGGGTCCATTTTTACATCCCGTCTGAGTTAATCGGGCGTCTTGTTAAATATTCTATTGTATTTTCTAGGGTTTTAATCCTAGCTTGCAATTTTATAATTTGATTAAATTGAAGCAAAAAGCCTTCTTGTGTTTCGTAAACGTCCTCAAACTCTTCGTAGATTTCGTCTATTGTTTCGGTTCCGTCTTCCTCCACGTCTATGATATATTCGATAATTTCGTCTATTCGTTCTGTGTTTTCCTCTACGTCCCGAATTAGGTTTGTTCGGTCTGTAGCATTATTTTCTATAGTTAAGGTTTCGACTTGCTCTGTGAGGCCTTCAATTATTGAAGCCTGTGAGCTTGCATACCAAATGCCACCGCCAACGGTTGAAACGATCGCCACCACCGCAGAAGCGGCAACTGCTATGTTTACCTTAGGCAAATCCATTTAATAACCATTAGCGATTAATTTGCTAAATTCGCCAGACATAAGCTTTTTTTTAATATACTCGTTAAGTTCTGGGCTTCCAATTTTAGCACCGCATTCTTTCATCCACATTTCAATCACAACAAACGGTATTGACCCCGCAAGTCTAAAATCTGATTTGCGGTTGTGACCATCTATATTGCGTTCTTTGTTAAAATCTAAAATGCGCTGAACGTCTTGAGTTCTTTGAATATGAACTTGGTTGTCTTCCTCAACAATTTTAGTTTTTAAAATATCTTGCATTATTGCCATGCCTCATTAATATCAGCGGTTTGCGGATCATCAGCTTTTAACGTGCCGTCTTTATTTCGAGCTCTTTTTTTTTGAGCCTTTGCAGCTACCTTTTCAGCAAATCCATTGCTAACCATTTCTTTCGCTACAGCTTCCGTAACATCGTAAACTTTGCCAATTTCGGCTTTTCCGCCATTTACGAAAACCCGATCAGTTTTTGCTTTTATTTTTGTCATTTAGAAAACTCCAATTATCCAGGGAAAAGGGGCTGTAAACAGCCCCCTTCGTTATTATGAAATATCTGCCACAATACCGTGAGCTTTTTCTGAAGTAACTTGAAGCCCATATTCACAAGAAATCAATCTACGCTCTGAGTGACCTGTTTTAGCAAGTGGTTCTTGCTTTGCAGTTTGTAGATAAGCAACTTGAGCATAGCTTGGGTCGAGCACTAAAACATCTCTGCTACGAACGTGGCGTGCAGGCACAATCTGTAACTCGCCAAAATCCGAAATATAGACGTCAATCGCAGCCATTAATTTTGCGTCTTCTGCTTCTTTATAGCGGGTTGCATTGCCTGTGAACGCTGAAATGGTTTGTTTCTGCGCTGATCCGCAAAGCACAACACTAGGCTCTGCACCATTATCCCAACAGTCCTTAATGACGCCCTTTAAAAGCACCTCAGTGACTGCCCGCATATTGCCGGCACTTGCATCAGTAGCCGCTGCATTTGGATAGCCCGCAGCACCTGTACCTGAAGTTGTACCATCAGCACCACCTGTTCCACGTGAGGCATTTGTAGTCAAGAAAGCAGGCAAGCCCGCAGTTTGTCTAGCTGTACCTGAAGCGCCCGCAGCGCCTGCCACGTTGCTTAATAGCATTGCTTCCATATCACGTTTTAGCTCTTTGAGCTTGTAAGCGACTTGTTCAGCAACACCTTGAGCATCACCAACGCCATTAACAGCTTCAGCAGTATTTGAAACTTCAACAACTTTGTCAGAGATTTGTGTGTAATTGCCTTTACGTACGGCATTAGTTCCGGCATCGTTGCCAGGAGCAGCTTCGCCTTCAATTACACGGTTTGAAGTAGACGCAGCAGCAAGATCAACTTCTGCCCACTCAAAGTAAGTATTGTCTACGTTTCTAGTCCCAATAGTAGACATAAAAATAGTCTCAGTTGGGGTTATCGAAGTCAACGCATCCTGAATATCCTCGCGGATAGTGGTTACTGAATACGTTTCATTAGTATTTGCGTTTACAGCCATGTCTTATTCCTTTCTGTTTTAAGACAAGAGAAAATTGACCACATCTTTTTGTGATCCCGTTTTACGCATACTAGCTCGTGCTTTCTCAGCTTTTCTTTTAGAAGTATCATCAACTTTTTTAGCACCAGGTTTTACCATTGGTCTCGCATCTTTTGTTTTTGCGGTAACGTTAAGTTTTTTCTGGCGTAATTTTTGATAAGCCACTGCATCTTTCATAAGTTCAAATTCCCAAGTATGTACAAGGTTTTTTAAAACTTCAGGAGGTACCCCATAATGATTTATAGCCGTCTCAGCAATATTTGTTAAAAGCTCTTTGCTTTTTTCAGGATTTTGAAGTTCAGGCATTTTTTCTTGCAAAAGTTTTGCCTGTCCATTAGCATAAGCAGCCCGATCAGCATTTTGCTTTTCGAATGCTATACGTCTAGAATTATCTAGCTCAATCTTTTTTGCTTCGTATTCGGCTAAGTTTGTATTATATTCACCTAGTTCAATCGCATACCGCATCGGGTCACTGGATGCCAGTTCCAGGGATGGTTTGACAGGTGGTTGAGGTACATTGCCTTTTTCAGCTTCTGACAGAATTGCGTCGAGTTTGGCACTGCGTTCTGCTTGAGATGAAAGTTGAGCATCAAGTTCTTTCTTTAAACTTGCATTTTCTTCCATCTTTGATTGGATATAATCTTGTCCCGCGAAACCTTGCTTTAGCTCTTTAAGGGTTACTGTCTTTAATTCTCCATTTGATTTAATATCAATTGTTAAATCGTCTGACAGCTCCATAGGAACGGCTGTTTCCGGTGCCTGTTCATCCTCAAGTTCGAGGTCATCCTCGCTTAATTCAAGCTCGGTTTCCTCTGTTGCATCCTCACTCTCAGCAATAGGTTCTTCCACTTCGGTCTGTTCATTTGAAGCAGTTGCCTCGGTGGTTTCCTCTATTTCCTCGTTTGGATTATTTTCAGTTACTGGTGCTTCCATGATTAAAGAAGCAGCTTCCTGTATACTGCCTTGTTGTGGTTCAGTCGTCATTGCGGTGCCTTACCTTTTTCTATGAATACCTCAGCATTAATATCAGCTTGTAAAAGGTATTCTATTTCATTTAATGCCCTTAAAATGGCGTGAGCATCCTCACGTTTTTCCACTTCATGAGCAGCGGTTTTTGCGAAAACGTCTTTTTGTTGTTCTCGCAAATCTTGTAAAACGGCTTGGAAATCTTGATTTTCCCTTAATTTATGCGCCCTGCGCGCTCGGGCTTTGTAATCCAAGTTCATCGTCTATTCTTTCTTTAAACCCTCGTGGGGCTTCTTGTTCTCTTTTTATAGCCTCAGTATCAAGGCTTTGTCCATATTTTCCCATAGCCTCAACTACTTTGACCGCTATTTCTTGCACCATTTTGTCACGTGCGAGATCATCGTCGCCTGTCATTTGGATAAGTTTGAGCTTGTTATTATCATCGTGTTTTTTAGCATCTAACTGAAGTTTTGCCATATCAACTGAAGCTCTTGTTTGGTTTTTCATTGCTTCAACTTGCATAAATGCAGCATTAGGATCGCCCATTTGTTGCATTTGCTGATTTTGCATTGTTTCAGCATCAGCTTGCTCCTGACGTTTTTTAGCAATTAATTCTTGTTCGGTTTCTTCCGTTACTGGTGCATAATATCTATCGCTGTTTTTAATCCCCGAAGCCGCTAGGATATCAGCAAGAGTATGCCGGACGTTAGTCATTGTAACCAAACCATTTTCTGGTCCATACTGTTGCCAAACGTTCATTTGAGTTTCTAAGGTGGCTTGTAAAGTTGCCAATTTTTCTTGCGCCCTACCAGTTCCTAGCCCTACGTTCACAATTAAATCCAAAGACGAGTCCCAAGTTGTCGGGTCTACCTCGACATATTCGCCATTTAATCGCATGATTTCGTTTTTATCTGCGTTTCTTATGATTGTATCAGCTATAAGCTTAAACAGTCTTTTCATCCCGCTTTCAGCTAAATTTCTGCCCATCACCTCCACCTGGGAAGCCGCTCCATCTATGGTTGCCGCTACGGCAGTAGCTGACGCACTTTGCAGCATATCAGCGTCTAGCCCCTGAGAAGCTCTAGTTACACCCGTTTTGCTTTCAACAAGCATATCAAAGTACTGCAATGCGGGTAAGGTCGATCCGGCAGTAAAAGGTATTACTTGCTCTCGAATAGCACCAGGCTGTTTGACCCTGACTATTCGGCCTATTTCATTGTTAAGCAAGTCCTCTATTGAAACGTGTTGCTCGTTAACTTCTAATCCTGGATTGTTTGTTAAGGCTACGTTATCTAAAACGCCTCGCAACATTGCAGTTGCGGCATCTTGATCGTCTACTACTAAATCAACAACTGAGCGACCAAAAAAGGCATGCGGTTCTGGGTCTACCTCAAATATTGCAAAAGGCACATGAGTACATAATTCATAGTCGAGCATTTTATATCCACTGCCCGCCAAGAAAAATTTATAAAGCTGTGGAGTCCCTGCCCCTTCGGCATCAACTTTCATATAAGCTTCAGTAACTATTATCTTTTTTGACGTTGGGTCTGCGCTTTCGTCATCGTCCTCGTCAACTGAATAATCCCGCCTAGCAAATTCTGCCGCACTCTCCATAGTAGACATAGTACCAGTGAGCCC